AACAGGCATTGGATTTCTGTGAGTCAATTATCTTTGATGACAGCTACACCATAGAAGAAGTTTACTTAGCTAATGTTGCATACAACACAATTATCTCTGCAAGGCTCAGAAGATCGTGGAACAAAGATTATTTTGAAAAGCCTGAGTCTATATTTGACCAAGAACTTTATGTTGAACCGATTGTCTTACTAAAAGCATTTTCTTTACACTGGTCATCTTTGAATAGACGGATACCACATCTAGGATTTACTAGAGGATATGATTGGTCTAATTAACCACATCTCTTTCATCTACATAAACGATTACACATCTGCAGTTAATAACATTCTTAGCACCACCTTTTGAGTCACCTGCATAACCCATAGGCACACCACCAACTAAAAAATCTTCAGACATATCTACCGTTTGTCCATTTGCTGATGAATGTGCAGACCTTGTTCTATTATCATTAACAGCAACCCATTTTTTTAACATCTTTATCCCAGTCTCTTTCTCTACTGTTAAGTGATAAGCATTACTAGCAAAGGAAGCTGCATTGTGAGTTTCGGTTCTTGATATAAGCGCAGCACGAGTTCTACTTATCGGAAGGTACTTATCTGATACTAGCTTTGCTATCTGTTGCAGAGTTAAGTTATCTGCTCTGCCTAATTCTATAGTTGCGCTTATTCTGTTAGCCAGTCTTGTAGAGATGCCTGAAAGAACTAATTGCCTACTCGTAAAGTAAGTGGAGACTAAGGCTTCAAAATCTATGCTTCTGCCAAATACGAATGCTTCTTCATCTGCCTTCCTGTTCATATCATATTTATCTTCATTAGATTTATAAATGGCTTGGAAAACTCTTTTGTAATGAAGAAATATTACTGGCATCAATTCTTCATTGAGTCTTTGCGCTGCTATGTCTGATTCAAAAATACCAAATTCTTTGTATAGATATAATTGAACATTAATGAACTTACGAAACAGTGTATTGAGTTTCTTGTAGAATCTTTTTTCTAAATTGTTTCGTATGACTAACTGTCTACGATATTCGGCTCTTGTACTAACCCTGCCTTGTCTAAAGTTATTAAACTGTTTGCGACTTGTTCGCATTAGACTTTTCTTAGAGTGCTAAACCTGTGTCCTACTATTACATCTGAAGGCTCACCACCTTGATAGACTCTTATAAGAGCTGCAGGATTATCTTCTGTAGCGTTCAGTGTGAAGTCAGTCTTTGGCACTGGTAGCTTACCAGTTTTGACTATCTTGGTTATCTTACCTCTTGCTCTGCCACCTGAACTATCCCATGAGACCATATCGCCTACTTTTAGGCTACCTGCTTCTGCTTTCTTGCCTTGCTCTCTTTCTATTTGATTCCTAACCTTAGTTGACCAAGAGAAACCTGCATCTCCACCCCATAACGCCCATGCTATTCTACCTGCGCTTGGATAACCCTTTTCACCTTGGCTAAATCCTTCTGCTTGTTTGTCTACTTCATGCCTTGAGAAAAAGCTGTACATTCTTTTAACAGTGTCTATAGAAAGGTTTTCTTTGTTCATCAGTTGATTAGCTCTTGCTACCCCTACTGTAGTACCACCTCTGTTGTACTTCTTGCGCCATTGCAACCCTCTAGCTGCTTCCTCTGCCATAGAGTTTGTTGGCACTGTGTCTATATCCGATAAGGCTTTTTCTTCTTCTAATAAGAACGCAATAGCCTTGTCAGTTTCTTCATCATCATAATCTTCTAAATCTTCATCATTGATTGGATTGATAGGCTTCTCTACCTCGCCATCAGAGATAGGAAATAAGTTAGCAGATATGTATAGCTCATCAGCACCGTCCACTGGCTGTAGTCCTAGTGACTCCCTAGCTTCGTTTCTAGTCATGATGCCTTCTTTAACTGCGCTTGTTACATTCTCGTAAGTGCGTTTTCTTCTTTCTGATAGAGCAGGGATTGAGTCAATATCAAATTCAAGAGTTAGCCTGTCATCAAACAAGGGTACTAACCATTCGTTTAGATCAGAAGATATTTTCCTTAGATGTGGAATAATTGTTTCTTCATATAGAGCTAACCTTGCTTCTGCAACATTAGAGTAGGTTTGGCTATCAGGTACGCCTACTAATTGGCTTGGTACACCAAAACATAATGCAATATCTGTAGCTGCCATATTCTTTAGCTGATGAAAGTCCATATCCTTTGGCGATAGACCCATTTCTTTCCAGTCAAAATCTCCTTCAAGAAGCATTGGTCTACCTGCGTTACCACTACCTGCAAATCTATTGTTTAGATCGGTAAGTAGTTGTTGTCTCTGAGACTCAGTAAGGTTTACTGCAAAACCTGCATCATCCTGTGGCTTAAATATTACAGCACCACTTGGTCTTGCTCCATTCTGTAAAAGATTAACATTGTGTTTACTAGCCATATTGAATTGATCAACCTCAACAGCAGCAGCACTCATTGGACTGAGACCGTAATAATCATCTAATGGATTCCATAGCTTAATATGTTTAAGTTCACTATATCCATTCAACTGATCTACTGGATATGTTTCTCTTACCTGACCATTGACTAAGTATTCGTATCTATCAGGCATTGGATTACCACCGCCTTTGATTTGTATGCGGTCAGGTCTAAGCTGATGAAGCTCTTTAGGCGTTCCCATTTCGCTTCCTACCTTTAAGATGTAAGCGTTGCCACTAAGCAGGACATAACCATATAGGCTATTGAAGAACTCACTATAAGACTGCAATGGATTAGGTCGCATTAACAAATCTATCAGTGGGTGTTGTTCTATTATCTGATCACCCATCTTGATAATAAAGGGTACAGCACTTGCGCCTTTGCTTATCTCATTAACGCATCTATAGACAATAGCATTCTTGAGGTAACCCTCTTTTGCTAAATCTTCATATTTGTATTGTTTGGCTTCTTCAGTTCCGACACCGAAGTAACCCATCATGTTTGAATTCTTTTGTTCTTCTTGCTTTATATTAAAAAGTTTTTGAAAAAATGTTTGTTGTGCCATTAGCTTATTCTCCAGTTTACTTCGCCTTTAGATTTACTGAGTTCAGTTAAACCCCAAACCAAAGCATCTAATCTATCAGGTGAACTATTTGTTTCTCCTGTATAACTGCACATCTGTGATTCCAGTTCCGCAAATACACCAACATGATGTACCTTTCTTTGTTCGTATAAAGCAGCAATAGGCTCTGCTCTTAATATCTTACCACGAGTGGCTCTGACAGACCTGTAGCTAATATTGGAATCTATATTGCGAATTAGCCGTTCTACTAAATCACCACCATTATTGACTTCTGCTACGATAACATCAGCTTCCCACTTATAAAAAGCGTTAATGGCTATCTTACCCCACGCATCAGGCTTGTGTCTCCCTGACAAGTCCTCTATAACATGATACTCGTTATTAAAATCTTTTCCAACTACAATGATGCCAGTCTCATCTGAGTTTTGATTGGCTGTTACAGCAGGGTCAATGGCAACGATAATCTTACTCATCTCTTTCTTCTCTTGGATTCTAGCTTCTTCTATTAGCGCAGGTTTCCATAAAGCACCTTCAAAGGCTTCTATGATCTCTGCGTATAGCTCTTGTCTACCTAGATTAGTACCTTCATACCTTTCTTTAAGCATCTTCAATGCAGACTCAGCGAGGTTCTCTGCATTCTCAAATGTGCTACCAGTAGTTACATGGCAGTCCTCTCTTTGCACTAATTCTTTAATAATCTTAGTTGGCTTTGGGGTTGTTGTAATTACGCATTGAGGGTTCTCGCCTAATCTTAGACCAAACATTAATTGATCAAAGGCTTCAGGGTATCTCCAAGAAGCTAACTCATCACACCATGCTCTGTGAAACTGCGGTCCTCTAAGTCTCTCAGGTTCTTGTGCTGCATAACCTGTGATCTTTGAACCATTCCACAATCTAATTTCAGATACACTTGATGAGTAACCCTTTTGATCACTAGACTTTAAGAAACATTCTTTAGGTATGACACTTAGGAGTCCTGAGACACCACCAAAACAAACTCTCCTAAGATCGCCATGAGTAGGAGCTACGACAGCTATACTAGAATTTGGATTACGCATAGCATAGATAGCTATATCTTCAGCACCTAGCCTTGTCTTGCCAAATCCCCTTCCTGCAAGAATCATCCATATGTGCCAATCTGTTTCAGGAGCTAGTTGTTTTTTACGAGCAGTTGCTAACCATCTAGTGTAATGAATCGCTGTCGCTGTTAAGGCGTTCTGTTTTAACTCCGTCCAAGAGTTCCATGATTTCTCTGAATCCTTCAGCTTCTTTAATTGTTGAGTTGACATTTATATTCTCTGTTATTTCTCCAAGTGCTATTTTTCCTAATTTTTGTGCAGTTAATAATGCGTTAGTTATTGCTAAGAATTGACTGGGTTGAAATGGTTTGCTTTTGGCTTCCATTGCTTCATTGTTAATCGTCAAGTAATACATAGCCTGTTTACGAAGCTCTTTTGCAGATTGAAATATGTCATCATCCCATTTGACTGACTCCTTTGTAATTAGATTTTGTCTTTCTTCATTTAACTTTTCTTGTAGCTCTTGATTATATTGGTCTCTAAGAACCTTCCAACCTTCTGTTCTTGATGCTCTGTAAAGAGTAGCAGAAGCTAAATTATGTTTTTTGATCAAGTCCTCTATGGTATAAAGCTGTCTCTCACCAGTTTCTAACTCAACACCCTGCACAAATTCAGTTCTCACAAGAGCTTTTAATGTGTCAGTTAATTTTGTTTTGTCGGTTTTATTGGTCATAATTTATCAGATATTATCATAAATAATTCCAAATCGTAAACTTTTAAATTAAAACTTGATTACTTCTTCCCTGACTTCTTCCCATGCCTTTAACTTAATCTCTAGGTACTTTTGCTTTGCTTCTAACTCTTTCTCTTGAGCTTCTAAAGAACCTATTTCAAAGTCCAGTGCTTTCTTATACGCAGCTTCTACTAATGGCTTTAGTAGTGCTGACATAGATTTGCCTGTAATCCTTTTGATTTGTTTGAGTTGCTTGAGTGTTTCTGTCTCTAGTCTCATTGAAGTTTGTGCTGTGATTTTTTCTATGCTCATTTTTCTCCTAGTGTAATTTGGTGTGAGTTTCTACATATACTAATTGTTCTTTCTCGTCATAGTGACCCCAACCTTCTTCTGTGCTATCAAAGTTGCTTAAAAGCATCCAAGCATCTTCAGGTGCTATTTGTATATCCATAGTTTTTGATTGATCGCTTACCTGCCATACAACAATGTCGTTGATAAAGTCGTTATTCATAAATGTGAATCTATGTTGATCTTCCTTGTCTAAGGTAATTGCGTTGCCGTCATGCATTGCGTATAAGCCGTCACCGATACATTCCATTACACAACTGCTTTGTCCTACTCCAATATATTGTGCAAAACAATCCTCATTGTGCAAATCTGTAGACACCCTTGAGATAATTCCATCTCTTGGATTAATCCATAATACTAAAACTTTCATCTCACCTTCGTTATTCATTTTATTCTCCATATACAATTAAAAGTTCCTAGAGATGTTTCCATCCCTAGGAGTTATATTTTATTTTATCCTGTGATCTCTCTTGGGATATACCATTGTCTCCACCCAGTCCAAACAAAGTATGAGTTTTCTTTGTTCAATCTACCAGTCCTGCGATTTCTGACATAGTAATGATTATAAGAATTACCCTTATTCAATTTGTTATTAAGAGTTTCTTCTTTAATATATCTTCTTTGCCTGTCAAAGCACCAGTCAGAATATTTTTCTATTAGTTCCCACTCTTTAGTAGAGTCATTATATCTACAAGATTCTAGGGTAACTATTCTGTTACCAACCTTGCCTTGAATTTCTACAACTGTATATGGAAATTCACTGGCAGTGAAACCACTTACCATTGTAACTCCCTGACCAATATAAAAATCTTTTTCCAAAGGTGTTTGGATTTCACATTTTCTGTAACCCCAAAAACCGAACTCATTATTTTCAGTTCCTTCCTTTGGTGGTATGTTTTCTTTGTTAATGCTTCTCATGATTGACCCCCTTCTACTAAACCATAGTATGTAGGTCTGTCGCTATCAACATCATCAGTACAGTATTTGCCTATTACAGTTTCAAGCTCATCCTTAATGTTCTTGAGCATGAATGGTTTTTTGTCCAAGTCGTTTATTGGCTCAAAGGCTGTTGTGCCTTTTTTTTGTATTTCCAAAATCTGATTATAGATTGTGCAAAGTGTTTCATATTCAGTAGCATCAAATGCTACCCCCTGTTTTGGATTTTTATTTTCCATTTTTATTTCCTGCTTTTTAAAGCAATTCAATTTAATTAGGTTGTATCATGAACCCATTTTGTAATTTATGCAAGTAATAAATGCATATTTTTTTTATATACCATGTCACACGGTTGTCACCTGATTTGACAATGTATACCAAAAATGTTACGGTGGGTTTTTAAATTGAAAAACCGAAAGGAGATAATATGAAAAAGGTAAAGAAGAATAATCATAAGTTTGAACTATACAGGTTCAACAATATGAGCATCTTGAATGGCATCAAGGGTATCAACATTGGTATCGGTACAAGAGCAGTCAGGCTTGGTTACAAGTGGGTCTATGTTAAGGACTACTTCGCAAACAAGGACCTGTTCAACTCTAAGTCTTGGAGAAAGATTAGACGGAGCAAATGGGATGCCATCTGCAACAGCAACGACCACTACTTTAAGAAGGTGGCGTAATGCAAACAATTAAATCTAAATACTTTGGTCAATGGGAACTCCGTGCAAACGGAGTCACCCAAGGTGGCAGAACTTTTAAAAGCACAGTTGCCTTGTTAAGAAGTCATGGCGATACAAAACAACAAGCACTAGATGGCGCAAACGAAATGAAGAAAACTGAGGTTTGGTTTTCCTCTGATGACAAGTACAAGGTTTGCAAAGCTGATCTTCAGATTGGTCATCCTCTTTTACAATGGGATGATCTTGCAGGTACTACTTGGCTTAACATCAGGATTTGCTCTGATGGTTATTATGGTGATACAACTTTANGAGACTGGGGTGAGTTCCAACAAATNAAGAATGAGCTTTGTGGTCAGGAGAGAGATGCCATGGAATTTTATCCAAAAGAATCTAGGCTTCACGATACCGATAATTGTTATCACCTATTTGTCCTGCCTGAACATTTAACTTTTCCGTTGGGTTATGGGTTGAGAGATGTCTCAGATAAAAGTTCACCTACCCAAAGATTATTAGTTCCACATGGAACATAATTAAATACCAAAATGGGTTGCATTAAATTTATAAATAAATTAATATCTGATTTCAAATTGAGGAACTAATAAAATGAAACTTTATCACGGCACATCAAATCACAATCTTAATAAAATTTTAAAAGCAGGATTCATAACTCCAAGAAACAATAAAGGTAACTGGCGTGAGACAGTAATGAGTAATGACAAAATGGTTTACCTCACTAACTCTTATGCTTGTTACTTTGCTTTTAATACTGCCAAAGGATTAGCAAGTGATGACCCAAACTGGAAGGCTGAAGATTTTGATGATTCAAAAGCAGTTGTCCTTGAGTTAGATGTCAGTATTAAAAACTTATATCCTGATGAGGACTACTTAGAACAATCTACAAGAGATGCCGACAAGCATGATGACCTTGATATGATTGTAAGAACCAAGGAGTTCAGAGGGCAGTACAAGAACTATAAAGATAAATGGAAAGATAGCCTGAATGGATTAGGAACAGTTTGTCATGAAGGCGCAATTCCAATTACTAAAATAACAAGGATTGCAGTTCTAAAAGAATCTGTATTTCTTAACAGCCAACCAACAATCACTTTAAAAAATCAAAAGTATCTTGGTGAGCAATATCATCATGAGTGCAAGAATTTAATTTGGACTGACCAGTATGCAGATCAAATTATCAAATCAAAAAAGATTAAGAGGTCTTTATGTCTATAGAGCATTTGAACTTAGCTTTAAAGTTACAGGGTCTGACTCCAACCAAGAAATTGATCTTGGTGATACTGGCAAACTACGCAGATGAGAAGGGTAGTTGTTATCCTTCTTACAATCACATAGGTCTCAGAGCAGGTGTCAAAGATGTTAAGCACATCAGAACTATTATTAAGGAATTTGAATCGCTAGGCTTTCTAAAGATACTGGCTAGGTACAAAGAAGATGGTGGTAATACTTCTAACCGATACTTCTTAACCATACCCAAGGGTGTACAGACCCCCATAGGT